ACCTATAGTAAAATTCCCACAGTCCCGACGAGGACCGTGTTGTAAACCTAAAGGGTAAACGTTCTAAAACACGGCCTCCGAAGAGTCCTGTGACGATGCGAGTGCACCGCCCAGTCTGGTCACCAGACTGGCTAACATATAACATGAAATATAAATATAAACATAGGCGCCTATAAATGAAAGGCGCTATGAGGTTTCGTTCCGTTCATAGTTGTACATGATTGGAACTCCCGACCAGAAGAAGAGTGTGAAATCCTCTCCGGCGGCGGTCCACATTTGATAAGCATCTCGTTCGATGATTTCAGATGTGGGCCCCGAAGGGGCAGGTACGTATTGAGTGGTAATGACCTGGTAAGAGAAAGAAGATTGGTCATTTGCACCCAGAATACGCGGGGATGAGAGACGAGTACCGTTGTAATACGGCATCTCACTCTCGATGGTATTGTTGATCCCGAGATTGGTTGACGCGGCACCACCATTGGAGAAGCGACCAGTTCGATTGGAAAGAAACTTGGTCGCCTCGAGTTCATTGGTAATATTGTGGGTAGTCGATTGAATGCCGTTGCCAGCGATAAAACCGAACTGGTTCACATTTGGAGATTGATCCAGATTTGTGAACATCCACTTGTGTCGGAGTGAACCTCGCCAGCCCGCATAGGCTGGACCGAAAAACGCGATAGGGTGAGTAATCACCATGCTATAACGATTTCCGTTTGTACGAACGTCTAGTCCCTGGGGATCATCCCCCGATTGATAGGGGAAGGACTTGACGCGGTTGTTTGACACCACGATTTGATCGGTGTTGGGTCCAGTTGGCACGTAAGTGCGGTGGTGAACATAACGACGAAAAATCTCCCGAAGCGAGGTAGGAGCCTCGCCGAAGAAGACGTTCATCATTTGATCATCATCCACCTCACATCCGATGGACTGGATAGGGTCGGCCCCAGTAGGCCGATCGGTAGCGGAATCTCCAGTTGTGCCAGAAAGATCGCCCGCCTCGCCACTCTGGGGCGTAAACTCCTCGACCACAGCATTGTTTTCAGGGAAATAATGCAGGTTGCGGAGCTTGTCAGGGTTCGGGCGACCCCACTTGAAATCCTCACCAGCAGACACGAAGACGTTGATACGAATGTCAGAGTCGATACTCGGAGAAACGAGAGAGTTGACGACATTGACCTCGATCACACCATTGTGATTCTGGGAAGAGTCAGTGGTAAGTCTGGAAGTACCGTAATAATTCCGGGATTGGTTTGCTTGCTGGAGACCTAGGAACGGAACGTTCTGACCCCAGCCCACCTCGATTTCGAAATCATCCTCCTCCGCTAGATCGATAACTCGCGTGTAATTCGTGGTATAATCCACTTGAGCCCCGTGTGAACGGGGATCATAACGAACGAGAATACGACCCTTGTGGAAGTTGGACTTGACGACTTGGAACCGAAACTTGATGGTACCTTGCCACGCGGAAAAATACTGGGAAAGCAGGGCCATCGGAGTCATGTGCAGTTCGGAGCCGAGAATTCCGAAGAGGTTGGGGGTGACATAGGAATTCCATAGAATTTGATCTGGAGCATCCGCAGCCGTCATCGTGAACGAAGTAAGATAAGATTCACGAGTATGGATAGAGGAAAGAGCCATTTGATCAGCACCATCGAGACCGACAGTACGGGAATCGATAGTAAGTTCTTGCTTGGAGTCCATTGTCAGACGGTTGACCGCATCAGAGGCGTCCATATTCGAGAGATTTCCCGTAGGGGAAGGTTTCTGGAGTACGAAGTCAGAGATGACAGCAGGCCGTGAGTACCCGAAGATACTTGCCACAGCGCCCACCTTGGAAGCGATCATTTCCGTCGCTCGAGCGTACGGTTCGATGAAAGGTACACTCGTGAGCATTCCAGCAGCCTTGGCGATTGCAGAAGCAGGGGCAGAAATAATGCCCTTGCCATATTCATCACCAGAATTCATTGGCTTGGATTTGCTCTTGGTTTTCTTGCCATTTGGTTTGGAACCAGCCTGGGGTGTAAACTCATTGAGTTGATCAGCATGACCAGCGATACCCAGAGGAAGGGTATCGGGTGTAGCCACACCATTCCGGAGCTGGCCGGGATTGTTGAGTGAGGTTGGCATAGTAAGAGAGACCTCAGACGCCCAGACATAAGTCGTAATATAAACGGGATCATCACCACCATTTGCATGATTGAGATTTCCGAACGACTTGTAATCCAGGACACCCATATCCTTGTAATCACCCTTGGAAAGAGACATATAGTTGTGGAGGAAGAAAAACGGAATTTTCATTGCTCCACCACTATTGTTGGTAGGGTTGAGAAAGAAATTTGGGCGTTGAGAAGCAGCGATGAGATCTTGATCGAGGAAATTGCGCGTAACAGACGCTGTATCATATCCATTGAGAGGATTGTATGACACGAGAGTACGGCCATAGTGAAATCCAGTTCCGGAGATCACCACCTTGACATTGAGATTGCATCGAAGCAGCTCGTAGTTTGCGAGCTTGGCCGCCATAGCCGGGTGGGTAACGAAAAGTTCCCACGGATTGAGTTGGTAATATAGCGGTTGGCCCACGAGCCACGCCGTCGTATCGACGGCGATGGGACGGCCGAGGAAGGCACCGAGACTAGAATCCGACTTGTCCACTAAATCCATAGTGGAGTCGAATTGTCCGGTAGCATCCTTGATCCAGCCGGCCTCCTGGTCGGCGAACGCCACGATTTGTTCAGTCGCGGTGTCATCAGCCTGGGTAACGGTTTGGGAAACCTCACC